TCGAGCGCGATGCCGTTGGAGGCCAGGGCCGCGCGCTGCGACGACTTGAGCTGCGCGCCGCGGAACATGATCCCCTGTTCCTCGCGCTGGCCGGCGCGCAGGACGTTCTGCGCCTGGCTCTCGGCGATCTTGGCGTTGCCCTCGGCGACGGCGGCCTGAAGGTCGCCCTGCCCGATGATGAACTGATAGTCGCCCTCGGCCATCATGCTGTTGAGATCGGCGAGCTGGGCCATGGTACTCAGGTTGAGCGCCGAGATCCCCTCGGTCATCCGGGCGTTCTCTTCGCCCAGCGCCAGGGTCAGGCCCGCGTTGATCCCCGAGGTGACGGTGATGTTGTTGGCCGTGATGTCGGCCAGTGCCGCATTGGTCCGCGCTGCGTCGGCCTGGGCCGCCAGCGAGATCTTCTGGGCGTTCGCGCCCTGCACCGCGCCGTAGGTCGACACCGCCGTGCCGGCGGCCGAGGTGACGAGCGCTGCGGTAGCCAACGCGGCTGCGGGCAGACACATGGTCAGGCCTCCATGTCGAAGCGGTGGAACGGAAGCCCCTGCGGGCCGTACGGCTCGGGATCGTACAACGTGAAGCCCAGTCGCGCCAGCCAGGCCGCGCTCGTCTTGTTGCGGACGTCGACCCAGTTTTCCAGCCGGGGGAACAGCTCCAACATTTCGGGCACAAAGCCCTTCGCCACGCGGGTCAGGGCGGCCGGGTATCGGGTCGCCTCCTCGGCGGCCACGAGCCAGGGCGAGCCGACACCCGACACGAAGGAGAGGCACCCGACGCCGCCGATGAACAGCGGCTCGCCGTCGAGCGTCGCGGTCCAGGCCTTGACGCTGGAGCGCAAAGAGGCGCGCAGCGCGTCGGCGATGTCCACAGGGCCGAAGGCTGCGTGGATCTCCTCGACGTCCGCAGCGCGCAGCCTGGGGGCCAGGGCGGTGGCGTCGACCGGCTCGGCCGCGCGGGCGACGATCCTAGCCACCGATGCTCGCCTCGGCCGACAGCGACACGAGGGTCAGCGGCAGGGGATCGGACTGCTCGATGCACACGATACCGTCATCCTGCCAGGCATTCTCCAGGGTGAGGTCGATGACGCCTGTCAGCAGGGTAGGCGGCGAGCCGTAGGGCTCGCTGGTGCGGATCTTGGCCTCGGTGAGCATGTCGAACGCCGGGCCGACGAACACGCCGCCCGAGCGGTACACCCGCAGCCAGACCTGATTGATGTTCTTCGGGCGGCCCAGGCCGAAGCCCGGCACGTCGAAGGCCATGGGCAGGGTTTCCGCCCGACAGGTGTACGGCAGGCCAATGTGCGTCTTAGCGCCCGCCTCGGTCATTTGGTCTAGCGTCACCGCGCCGCCCGTGACGACAGCCCGTGGGCGCACGGCCCCGCCGGATACGATGGAGACCGTCTTGCCCTCTAGGTGGTCCAGGCCCGTGATCGTGGTGGCCGCCGCCCCGGAGTAGGTCACGCCCGCGTCGACGCAGAAGGCGTCCTCGTCTGCGTCGAAACGCCGCGAGGCTAACCGCTCGATGTAGCGGGTCGAGCTGCCGTCGACGGTGCGCCGCACGACCACGTAGACAGCGTCCTCCCCGTCTTCGGGGACAACAGCCACACTCTCGAACTCGCCGTCGGTGTCGTGCGTGTGCCAGGCCACGACCTGGTTGTCGAAGTCGTAGGTCAGGCCCAGCATCTTGCCGTCGTTGCGGACCAGCCACACCGTCGGGTAGGGGCTTTCGGCCATGTCCGCGTCGACGATGCGGTAGCCGTCGAACAGGTGCGGAGCCCGGCGCGAGAGGTCGGTCGCGCGCAGGCGGGACGTGTTGTCCTCGTAGGCCAGGCGCATGTAGTGCGCGCCCTTCTCGGCCGAGTAGAGGATATCCCCGCCGGCCACGACCGGCGGGGCGTGCGACGCCCCGACGTAGCTCTGCGGCCTGGCGCGCACGTTCAGGGTCGTCAGCGCGCCGCCGTCGACCGATCCGACTTTCCAGGCCGCCGCCGCGGTCAGCAGCACAAGGTCGTCAAGCGCGATCATGTGGCGGATGGCGTTATTCGCCCGCGCTGCAATGCGGAAGGACAGGCTGTCGTCGTCGCGCGTCGGGATCGAGAAGGTCAGGTTCTTCTCGGTGCCCGAGCGGGTGGCCCAGATCTGCTGCGGCTGGTTGTTCGTGCCGGCGAAAGCCCGGCGCTGGTCGATGTAGCCGACCGTGGCCGGGTAGTTGCCGGCCGAGGTGAACGGATCATAGGCCTCGGGCGGCGTCACCGCCACGTCGGGCGTGATGTTGTCGTCCTTGAAGGTCAGGGCCTCGGTCTGGCCGATGTAGCCGAAGAGGCCGTTGCTTTCGGCGTACACGTTGTAGCGCGACGCCCCGGTCACAGCGGCCCAGGTGATCGTGTTGTAGGCCCCGACGGCCTGGAGGTTGTTGCTGCACGTCGCCGATGCGCTCGCCAGGCTCTCCTCGGTGCCGTCCTCGCTTAGCGCGGTGACGACGTAGGTGCAGTCGACGAGCGTGCCGCCGGTCGACGTGGCGATCGCGGCGACACTACCCGGCGCGGCGAGCGACGTGGCGAACGCCACCAGCTCCAGCCGCCAGTCGGTAGCCCCGTACCGGCGCAGCTCGCGCACGGCGTAGGACGGATGGGTCAGGGTCAGCACGTCGTTCGACTGATCGGTCTTGATCGTCGACAGATCCCCGGCGGCGTAGGGCGTCGGGATCTCGTACTCGCCGCTCGCCGGCTGGGGGTGCCAGTAGGTGGCGTTGGGCGGCTGCTGGTTCGTGTTAGGGGCCTTGCAGTAGTAGGTGACGCCCAGGCGCGAGGCCAGATTGCCGACGGTGTAGGCCGTGGCGTTGGACCAGGCCGTGGCGGCCGGGGCCAGCAGCGTCCCGCCGTCGGCGTGGAAGCGCATATAGAGGTCGCCGACCTCCAGCACGACGTTCTGGTCGGCGGCGTACTCGAAGGGGATCAGCCACACCGCCGTGGACGGCGCGCCGGCTGTGCGGACGTACTGGGTGCCGGGGCGGGTCTCGGCCGGGCCGTGCGGGCGGGTGATGAAGTTGCGAGCCTGCTTAAGGCCTCGCTGGTAGACGCTGTCGTCGATCAGCCCGAACAGCTCGGGCGTGACCTCGCCGCCGGAAAAGGCGCGGGAGAAGGTGCGGACAAGGCTCATCGGTCGGTCAGCCAGACGGGCAGGTACTGGTCCAGAAGGCGGCTCTGCATGGCGTCCTGGCCCGAGGCCAGGTTCACGAGCGACATCGCCGTGTTGTAGTGCTCAAGCGCGGCTTTGCGGCCCTCCTCGCCCTTCAGGATCGGCCCAGCGAGCGCAGACGCGAGCATGAAGCTCAGGGCCTCGACGAAGACCGGCGAGTATACCGCCGGGTTCGTGACGCGCTTGATCCAGCGCAGGATGGCCTCGGGCGTGTTGGTCAGGATCAGGTCGGTCCCATCCTCGGCGGTTTCAGCGCTGAACGGCTGGGCGTCGAGGATCTGGTTAACGTAGCCGGTCGGCAGGACGGCCAGGATGCGCAGGCAGTTGTTCGGCCGCGCATAGACGTAGGCCCACTCGGCGTAGAGGTCGGGGTCCGACAGTGCGCGCTCAGCCGGCCGAGAGCGCACGGTGGCGAACGACCAGGTGTGCAGGCTCAGCAGCGCGTCGCGCGCCATGGGCAGCCAGACGGCGCAGTGCTGCGCCTCGGCCGAGCCCTCGGGCGGCGAGAGCGAGGAGACGTTGGCCTTCTGGCCCAGGCGGCTTAGCGCCAGGTTCGCGATGCCGACTTCCGTGGCCAAGCTAGCCTCCTAGGTTCAAAGCCTACAGCCCGCCGGTCGCCCGGCGGGCTGCTCTCGGGTTACGCCAGGTCGTCGGTGTCGTCACCGGAAACGACACCGCTGGCAGCCCGGCGGGCCGGCGCGGTGCGCACGGCGGGGGCGCGACGCTGCTTTTCGGCCAGGGCGGCCTGGGCCTTGGCGGCGTCGTTCAGGGGTTCGAGGTTCGTGCCGGGGAGGCCGTCGTAGGTGACTTCCTCGCCCGCATCGACCAGTCGGTTGTCGATGTAGGACAGCTCGCGGACGCGGTACAGCGCCTCTTCGTTTTCAGTGGCCTTGGCCATGGGTAGATCTCCGGTTGCCTTTCTTGAAGGGCTCCGCGCGGAGCCCTTCAAGAAAGGCTCGGGGCGAGGCCCCGAGCCTTATTACCTGAAGCCGACGGCTTACGCGACGGTGAAGCCCGAGGCGTAGTAGTCGCGGTTGTCGACCTGGAGCACCAGGCGGGCCGAGACCTTGCCGGCGCTGTGCGTGCCGACGCCGACGTACTGGACGCCGAGGTAACGCTGGCCGTTGCCGACCACGGGCGGGACCGCCAGTTGGGTGCGGTAGCCGGTGATCAGGGTGGCGTCGACGATGGCCGGGGTGGTGGCCAGGACGGTCGGCGTACCGAGGTTGGCGGCGGCCGAGCTGATGACCTGGAACTGCACCGAGGTGCCGCCCGTGAAGGCGTCGTCGACGGTGAAGTCAACGTACAGCGTCTGGCCGTTGCCGATGTCGCGAGCGACACCCAGGTCGACCGTGTTGGTCGAGACGTAGGTGGCGGCGTTGCGAACGTCGGCCTGCTGGTCGGAGAAGAGGAGTTGGGCGTCGGTGATCATGGGATCTTTCCTTGAAGGGGCCGAAGGCGGTCAGGCCGGGGCGCTAGGCCCCGGCCCTAGCGCTTAGACGACACGGGCCTCGGTGTTCAGCAGCGCGTCGACCTTGCGGAGCGGCACGCCTTGGAAGGCCGCCCACGACGAGGCGGTGCCGAACTGGTTCAGCCCCTTCTCGATGGTGACGGCGTTGTTGGACTTACCCAGGGCCTGGATGCGGAGCATCGAGTAGACCGTCCGGTTCATGTAGAACGCGGCGCGGCCCATGTTCAGGTTCGGGATCTTGTCCAGCGCCCGCGACATCAGCTTGATGATGTCGGCGGCCGAGCTTTCCGAGACCAGGTTCGAGACGTCGATGTTCGCGATGCGAACGACGTAGCGCCAGTCCTTCACGACCAGGCCGTTGTCCCACTTGTAGTGAGAGCGGTAGGCCTGGAACCGGCCGCCGTTGGCGTCGATCACGGTCTGCTCGCCGAGATCCTGGTTGTCGATGCCGGCCTTGGAGCCCTTCGGGAACGGGCAGAAGACGGTCTCATCGCCCCAGACGACCAGGTAGATCGACGTGTTGTCGGTGCTGGAGCCGCCCGCATCGATGATGTTGCCGCCGTTGCCCGCCGAGAGCGAGCTGTAGCGAGTGGCCAGGCCGGTGTAGCTCTTGGCCTCGGTCGCGACGTTCCCGTAGAACATCGTGTAGGCCTGGGTCTGGTTCATGCTCTCGATGAACGCCCGGTCTTCGGAGAGGCGGAAGTCGCTCACCGAGCCGTCGGGGGCGGCGTTGAGCTTGGCCAGCGCAACGTCGACTTCCGAATAGGCTTCGAGCATGGCGCAGCCTTCGTCGACCTGAGCGGTGGTGCTCTTGGAGGTCGGCACACCAGCGTTCAGCGCGCGCCAGTAGACGGTCGGCAGGCCGGTGCGGACCACGACACGGTGGCCGGTGGGCTGGTTGCCCTCCTTGAACACGGCGTCGAACAGCACCTCGTTGGTCTGCGACAGCAGCTCAGCGATCACCGGGATTTTGCCATCGGGATCGCGGCGCTTGGCCCAATCCAGGAGGGTCAGATTTTGGGAAGCCAGGAGGCTCATGGGTCAGTGTCCCTGTCAGTTGAAGTTAGCCGAACAGACGCTGCGCGGCGGTCTGGGCGGGGGTGTTGTCCCCGCCAGCGTTGACGACATTGTCGTCGGCGACCTCCTTGCCCACCTTGGCCAGAAAGCGAACCACCTCGGGGTGGTTGCTCAGGCCGAAGTCGTCGAGGAGCTGCACGAACGCAGGCGACCCGAACTGGTCCCGGCCGCGGGCCATGTCGGCCTGTGTGCGGGTCAGGTTCGCGCCGCCAAGCTCGGGGTCCTTCGCCAGGAGCTGAACGCACTCCTGTTTCCAGGCCTCGAACTGGCTGGCTTGCAGCTCGGCCGCTTTGGCGGTGAGCTGCGAGCCCAGATCGACCACACGCTGCGCAGCCTCTTGCGAGAGGCCGAGTTCGCGCGCGACCGCACGGAAGTCACCGAGCACCGCAGCGTCCAGCTCTATCCCTTCGGGGGTCGAGAAGTCCGCATATTCCTCGGGCGGCCCTTCAGCCTTGGGCTGCTCGCCCTCGGCCTTGTCCTCTTCGGCCTTGGGCTGTTCGCCCTCAGTGGCCGGCTGCTCGCCTGCGGGGGCTTGCCCCTCGGCGGTCTGGCCTTCGGCCGGCGCGGCAGCCGCAGGCGCTTGGCCTTCGGCAGGGGCCGGTGCGGCTTGACCTTCCGCGGGTGCGGGGGCGGCGTCAGCGGACGTTTCGACGGACATGGGCCTGGTGCTCCTGAAGCATGAGGACGTATTGGTCGGCGAAGTGCTTGTTGATCACGTCCAGCACGAACAGGCCGATGGCCCGTTTGCCTTCAAGGTAGGCGCTGGTGTGGGGATCTCCCGCACGGAAGGTCGACGAATACGCCTGGGTCTCCTCTAGCAGCCGCCAGACAAACCGGCGGCCACGCTTGTCGTTCATGAGCCAGCGCATGTCGTCGACGGCGACACGCTGATCGTTCCGGGTCTGCTGCTGTGCGGCAGCGTGCTCGGTGTCCAGTGCGTCGAGGTCGAGAGGGTCGAAGCTCATGGCCGGAAGGTACGGGCGCGGCAGGCTTTAGGCGCATACGGTACGCGCTTACGCAGAAAAGGCCGCCCCACGGGGCGGCCTTTACCGAGCACAATTTGAGTAGGGGTGGTGGGGGTCAACGAGGCGTCCAGGCGCTGTAGTAGGTCACCTGATCCCGAGGCAGCGCCCACGG